TACAATGTATATATTACCTTACTAGTATTTATATAGTACATTGCATATTAATTACTATTACTTACTATATATAATATATAGAGTATATAGATATATACAATTAACTTACGTTAATTGATTAAAATATATTACATGCATACTGCTTGCAATAATAACCTGAGCATATATAATAGTACTCAGCAGCACAGATAAACCTTAACGGGAGATTAGAAAATGAAAGCACTGGAAATCATCGCAGGAGTAACACTGGCAGCCGGAGCGGTTTACGTGATTGGTGTTATTGCTCTTGCGTTCTGCTACCACACTCTCAAAGCGTTAGGTATGTAATCATATCAAGCCGGTCTAACCGGCTTTCCTTCCTATTCTCAGGAGATTAGACAATGACTATATATCAAGAAATAACAGATTCAATCATCGCTGAGCTTGAAAAGGGTGCAGCGCCCTGGGTTAAGCCCTGGGCATGCGAAGCCGGTGCAGACAAGAATATCCTTACCCAAAAGCCCTATCGCGGCATCAATCGTCTACTGCTGGCAATGGTTAGCGGCATCAAAGGCTATAACGTACCAGTCTGGGGAACGTATCAGCAGTGGCAACAACTAGGCGGACAAGTTCGTAAGGGCGAGAAAGCCGCAAAGATCATCTACTGGAATCAGGCCAAGGATAAGAAAGCGGAATCAGCTGGCGAAGATAAGTTTTACCAATTTGCAAAAGCTTATTTCATCTTCAATGCTTCGCAGGTTGACGGTATCGAGATTAAACCTGCTGAGATAACCGCTGAATCAAAGCTTGCAAAGATTGAAGCTTGTGAAAAGCGTATTGCTGATACCGGAGCTAAGTACAGTATCGGCGGGGATGTTGCCTGCTATATCCCTTCGATTGATTCAATCAGGATGCCAGCATTAGATACATTCACCAGTGCCGAGCATTACTACGCTACCTTTTTCCATGAATTAACACATTGGACAAGCGATAAATCACGCTGCGACAGGGATTTAAGCAAGGGAAGATTCGGCAATGCTGACTATGCTTTCGAGGAGCTTGTTGCCGAACTGGGTGCAGCATTTCTCTGCAATAGCCATGCAATAGCCGGTGATCTTCGCCATGCCGGATACATTCAATCATGGCTGAAATGCCTTAAAAACGATTCTAAAGCGATTTTCAAAGCTTCAGCACTTGCTCAACAAGCTTCAGACTTTATCCTTGCCAGTGGGCAGGAAAAGCCGGTTCTCGAAGATTCAGAACTGTTAGCTGCATGAAACAAGGCAGGGGGTTTTCCCCTGCTTACTTACCTTCAAAGGGGATTAGACATGTCAATACTTTGTGCTCCGGAATACATTAACCAATTATGTGATTCATACGATATTTACGAATATCGGATTCTCATTCTCGTTACATTTCCAGATGGCAAGCAAATAATTACCGAAAGCGCTGAAATAGCCAATGCCATGCAAGCAAACGGCGCTGAGACTCGTCATATCACTGAATTGGGAGAATGACATGCAGACCATCCTTGAAATGCTGGCAGGGGCTTTTGGTTTCCTGATCTTATGGGCTTTTCTTTACGTTTTGTTATCTTTTTAAATAAGACGTTTTAAGACGTTTTATCACTTAGGGTTGTCAGGGTATCGGCAACCCTATTTCATGGCCTTGTACGGGCTTTAAATCAATTTATAGGGGATATTATGGGCAAGCACACACCGGGGCCTTGGTGGTTCGCGGAAGATATTGACGATACATACACAATCGGGCAGGGGGATGTTTATTTTTGTACTGTCCACGAAAACCAATTAAAACCCTATACAAAATTGGGCATCTTCGATAGTGGTGATAAAAAAGATAATGCACGTTTAATTGCTTGCTCTCCCGAATTGCTTGAAGCATTGGAAAACCTTGTCAGGGGCGTACCAGATACGTGGCCCGCAGCAATTGAAGCAAAAAAGATTATTTCAAAAGCAAAAGGGGAGGCAAATAATGGGCAAGTTTAAAGATTCACTTATCAGACATCAGGAAATCTGCGATAGACCATTGGCTGCAAAGGGTCTGACAAGTTACCGATACCGTGGCCGTTATGGCTGGATAATGATCGGTGCGCTAAATGCAGCAGACGCAGTACGAGAAGCGCAACGAAGTACGCATGGAGATATTGACCTTAACAATCTTGAAATATGGCAGGAAGGGAAGTATCAAAAGATCAACTATGAAGTAATAGCGATATAAGACGTTTTCCTGCTGGATGGTATCCTACCCTACGGGATACCCGATTTTCGCCCCTACGCGCCCGTATAAAGGTTCTAGGGGCATTTAATTTGGAGGTTCTATGTCACGCCCTAAGTTACGCGCAGTCACTCCGCTGGCACACCCGGCCAAGCAGCCGGATGCGAGACCCAAAAGAGTTGAGCAAGAAAAGATCACTTCGATTCTCGATCAGAGATTCAAGTACACAAGCTCAGCAGCCACTGACCTACGCGCTAAGTTCAAAGCACTCGGGTTCAAACCCACAAAACCCAAACGAGTAAAGTAACTGCCTAAAAAATAGGCAGTCCTTTATATAATTATGTATATGTAAGAGATAGAATAATAGTCGATAGTACTTACGAAGTAAGGACTAAGGTAGTTTGTAATGTAGTAGTACTAATGTAGTACCGTACTATATTCTATATAACCAAGAATCATGCCAGCTAAGTTATTCACAGGTTGTCCACAGAGTTATCCACAGACATTTTGATAACTATTGATTCTTGATAACTAGTAGATATTATTCATTGGCAATAGAATAGTGTATTGAACTACATTGTTTACGTGCAACTTCGCACAGATTAGACTTAAAGGGGATTAGAAATGACTTATCTTAAAGACATAAAAGTATGTGTTGATTGCACCTTTTATGGCACTCCGCATGGGCAGCGTGATCGTTGCATCCATCCTACTATGACCAAAATAGACTTGGTTACTGGCAAAGAAGAATACCCATATTGCTACGCGCAACGTCAAATAGACCATCAGGATTACTGCGGTCATAACGCTCGTTTCTTTGTGCTAAACGAAGAAGCCGCCCAACGCCGCAAGGAATTCGAGGAGGTCTGCCGTGACTCACCCTTCTGATAACCCATCGGTACAAGCCATAGTGCCAGCAGAGCAATATGTTGAGTTGCTTAAGCAGGTACTTGAGATGAACAAAATCATTGTTGAGCAAAACGCATCTATTGTCCGTTGCGTGACTATGCCGCCTTTGGTTTATAAGGAGCCAACAATAAATGCACCCTTCTAACTTTCCCAGAGGACTAGCCTCACCGACCGACCTAGAGCGGGTTATCAGCAAGGTCACAGCCATCTATGAGGATGAATTAGGCGATGACTTGGGCGCATGGGGAGCAGTAACTATGGTGCTGCTGACCATCATCTGTGACATGGCTGAAGCAGACATTCATCAGGTAGCAGACGCGCTCAAACGAGGCGAGAAAGGAATGATGCAATGAGACAACTTGCACTTATAGCCCTGTTTTACTGTGCATTTTCTTATGCCGCCGATCAATGGTTCGAGATGCCGAACAATGCCGGAGGGAAAATAATCCTGATGATGAGTTCTTGCGGTAGTTCTGAGAACGGCAAGCTTGTAATTGCCACGACTCCACAAGGGAAGAACGTACAGGGATGCTGGTACTACTTCGCAAACATGGTTCACATCGCATGGAAGAACGGAGACAGTAGCAGCTTCGACCCTAAAGACTTCACATTCAAGGAAACCAAATGACCATCACACTAACCCGCGAGGAAGCGCAGCAGGTGCTGGAACACTTGGACGATTTGGTAGATGCCCAGCAATGGGAGATCGATATGCACTCAACGCAGTACGGTGAGGGCTACAAACCGCAGCGTATGAAGCACATGAAAGAGCAACTAGCCAATACGAACAAAACAATCGAACTACTCCGCGCCCGACTTGCGCAGCCTGAACCGGAGCCGGTGGCGTGGTTTACTGAGGATCACAGGGAAGATAAATCAGCGACTACTTACAGTAAGAAAATGGCAGAGCGTTGGTTAGAAAAAGGTTGGCCTGTAACGCCACTCTACACCGCCCCACCACAGCGTAATTCAGTTATTGATAAAACAATGGCAAAGAGAATTGCTACTCAATTAGGCTGGCAGCCTAAACGCGAATGGGTAGGGCTGACGGATGAGGAAATACGCAACGAAGCCAACCATCATGTATTTGATGAGTCGTTCTTTAATGGCGCAATATGGGCGCGTGGACAAATAATGGGGAAAAACAATGGATGAGAACAAGCCAGAAGTAAGATCGGACATTGACCAGATATATTCGGCAGTTATGGCAGACACCGAAGCGTTAGAAGATGCCAAGATGACTTTGGAAGTCATCAAGAAAACTGACCCCGGCGTTTACGACGAGATGATTGACGACACGCTTTCTTTAATTCGCAGGGCGCTTAGCAAATCTATTCTCGGCGCTATTGATATGCTTGTAGATCCAGAGGAGCCAGTCGCGTGGGTAGTTTATGACAGTGAGAATAACGATATTGTCTGGACTGAAGCGGGTAAGAAATTAAAACAAAACACGCGGCTTTACACTTACCCACCACAGCGCGAATGGCAGGGGCTAGAAGATGACGAAGAAAGCCAAGAACTTTGGCTAAAAGTCATGGCAGACACAAAAAACAAAAGATACTTGCCTGTTTTTGAATTTGCCCGCGCCATCGAAGCCAAGCTAAAGGAGAAGAATTATGACAAGTCCTAATCAACAAGATTTCGAACCAGAAGTACGTAACGCCGCATGGTGGTCTAGCGACTCACGCATGGCTGTTAATGGCAGAGCAGCGCAAGCCATCCTGATTAAGCAGGGCAAGATGGAGCCGCCTGATCTGTCTGATATTGAAGAAGTCCAGATGGGTAAGGTAATGGAGCCAACCATCGCACGGCTGTTTCAAGACAAGCACAGGATTGAACTCAAAGACTTGGACTGGATAGGTCAGCACAGCAAAGAAACATGGCTGAAAGCGCATGGCGACTATATCTCCGCTGATGGCAAGACATTGGTGGAGTGCAAGAACTATAACGCCGCCAGCATCAAGAACTTTGATGAAGATGGCAACGTCATACCGCCAGCAGACTTCGTGCAGTTACTCCATGAGGCAGCGTGTTTCAACGTAGAGAACATCTATCTTGCTGTTCTGTTTGGTGGTCAGAAGTTCAGGACATATCACTTCACCATTGCGCCTGAACAAAAAGACGAGCTTGTGCAGACGATGGCTCAGTACTGGGGCATGGTGCAGTCAGGTGTTGCGCCAGAACCAGACAGTATTGAGGCTGCAAAGATCGTTTACCCGGTTGCTGATATTGACGCAATTGTGGCTACACAAGCAGCAGAGAAAGCTGTAGCGGTGCTTAAAGAGTACAAGGCTAGGATTAAGCACCTTGAAGGTGAAGCAGAGAAGGTAGAGCTAGAGCTACGCAAGTACATGGGCACTGCGCCAGCATTGTTGACGGTGGATGGTCACACCCTAATAAGCTGGAAGAACGATAAACCGGGAATGAAGTTCGATGCCAAGCTATTCCAAAAAGCCATGCCGGATGTTTACCAGAAGTTTGTGGTCGAAACGACGGGTGTTAGACGCTTCCTACTTAAATGAGAGTGATAACGATATGTTACTTAATCAATCCACTAGGCATGTATTTGAAGCACTTAAATCTATGATTGAAAAGTATGAGGAAGCAGAAGACAAGGAAGAATTCTGCAACCCTGATGCGCCTTTGCTGATTACCATCAACGGTAAAAAAAACTATGTTTTAAGCGTTGGTGGTGATCCAGATGAAGAAGGCGTTGTTATCGAAGCAAAACCAGAATCCCTATGGAGATGAGAAATGAGTAACTTAATACCAGTATCAGATATTCAAACGATGGCGGTAGCCGTAGCCAAGTCGGGATTGTTCGGAGTCAAGACAGCAGACGAGGCTATGGCCTTGATGCTGATCGCACAGGCAGAGGGGCAGCACCCTGCTATCGCTGCGCGTGACTACCATGTCATTCAGGGTAGGCCAGCACTGAAAGCAGACGCAATGATGGCTAGGTTCCAGCAAGCAGGTGGAAAGGTGGAATGGAAGGAGTACACAGATGAGCGAGTTACTGGCGTTTTTAGTCACCCCGCTGGTGGGTCTTTATCTGTCACGTGGACTCTTGAGATGGGGAAAAGCATCGGGCTGGTTAAACCGGGTTCTGGATGGCAAAAGTATCCACGAGCTATGCTTAGAGCGCGCTGCATCTCAGAAGGTATCAGAGCCGTATATCCCGGCTGTGTCGCAGGTGTTTACACGCCAGAGGAAGTTGAGGATTTTGAGCCGAAATCAGCACCAGCGAAAGAAATCGATATGGGTGCAGCAGAGGTGGTTGAGGATATGAAGAAGCATAAGGAACAAGGTGAGCATTTTTTGCACTTCTTCGTTCCGGGTCAAGAGGAAGCGTACGCCTCGCTGGAGAATTTAGAAAATTGGGAGATATGCTTTCATGACATGGTTCACAAGATTAAAGCCAGCCAGAAGCTTGCAGACGCAACCAAGCGCGACAAACTTAAATCTTTGAAAGATGTAAACAAAGCAGTAATTGATACGCTAGACGCTGTTACCAAGATGCGAGTCATGGCAGCAGCTAATTCATTGGAGGAAGTATGAAGTCAACACATGAGCAAGAGCCGGGGAAAGGCGTTCTGTTTACCAATGATAAGAAGCAGCCGGGTACACGCGCCCCAGACATGAAAGGCGGATTCACTGCCGACCGTGACATTAAACAGGGCGAGTGGGTAAAGCTTGCAGCTTGGACTAAGCAGACGAGGGTAGGCAGCTTGATTAGCTTGGCACAGGACAATTGGGTTCCTGATCCTAACTATAAGAAGCCAACAGAAGGCAGCAAGGTTAGGGAGTATACGCCTATGGATGACGAAGTGCCTTTTTAGCATTTTGACAACTTGTCTATTGTCATAGTAATGTCTTTTGCCTTAATATTGGAAATCAATAGGAGGCAATATGAAACTTCGTAGAAATGCAATTGACATTACAGGGCATAGGTTTGGTCGATTGGTGGCAGTAAAACCAATTGGAAAGCAGGGAGGAAAGATAGTTTGGGAATTTGACTGCGACTGCGGAAATAAAGCCAACTATCTTTCTTTTCTTCCAAGAAAAGGGCACGTTGTTTCTTGTGGATGCTGGAGAAGGCGAAGAAATGGATTGGCTTCTAGCCGTTCATATCAAATTTGGACAAAGATGATTAAGAGGTGTAATCAAAAAAATGACAAAGACTACATAAATTATGGAGGGAGAGGAATTAGGGTATGTAAAAGATGGGAAGTTTTTGAAAATTTTTATGCTGATATGGGAGAAGTTCCAGAAGGAATGAGTATTGACCGCATAAATAATAACGGTGGATATTCAAAAGAAAACTGCCGATGGGCTTCACAAAAAACTCAGCATAGAAATAAGAGAACTAACCATTACATTTCATTCCAAGGAGAAATAATGACAGTTTCAGATTGGGCTGAAAAACTTAACATTAACTGTTCTACATTATGGAAACGACTGAAAAGGAATCTCCCGCTAGAAAAAGCCCTAGTACCTCACCTACTCAACGGTCGCTCAAGTATTTACGTGAAAAAGGGTATCACTGTGAAGTAGTCGAACGATGGAATCCTTGGACAAAACAAAGACGCGATCTTTGGACTTGGTGCGACATTCTGGCTATACGCAAAGACGAAGTTCTGGCAGTACAGGTTACGGCATCTGCTGTTGCTGACCGTATAAAGAAGATTCAGGATTCAGAAACGGTAGCAAAGGTAAGAGAGGCCGGTATTCGTATCGAAGTACATGGACACAGAAAGAATTCTAAGGGAAAATACGTCATGCGTATTGAAGACATCTCTTAGGAGCAATTATGGAAATTTGGGTTCCTGTATACGGTTTTCCTAACTATGAAGTTTCTGACATGGGCAGGATTAAACGTATCAATCATATAGCGCACCACGCTCGTTATGGAGATAGACATTTGCCGGAAAGGATGTTGAATCCCAGAAAAAACGGTGATGGATATTGGCGTGTAAAGATTGGCGGGAAGTTGCGTTTTGTTCATGTTTTGGTTTTAGAATCTTTTGTTGAGCCAAGGCCAGATGGTATGCAAGCTTGCCACAACAACGGAAAACCAGAAGACAACAGGCTTGAAAATCTTAGATGGGATACGCCATCAAACAATGTGGCCGATAGAAAACTTCATGGGACTTATCAATGGGGGAAGAACAATCCTTATTGGAAATCTCGCAAGAACGTGAAAGGCCGTTACGTGATTAGAGTGGAGGATATATCGTGAACGCAGCGCACTTGAGCAAGTCAGACAGGCTACAACGAGTATTCAATTTGTTATCTAAGGGAGGCGAACACACAACACTAGAAATTATTCAAAAGGCAGGTGTTTGTGCAGTCAATAGCATTATTTCCGAGCTACGGGCAAACGGCTTTGACATTAGCTGTGAGCGCCGGGCAAACAAGTGGTTTTATAGGATGACAATATGACCAAGATATTCATAGCCACACCTATGTATGGTGGGCAAAACTACGGGTTCTATCTACAGTCTTTGCTACAGCTAAACAATCTACTCAGAGACAGCAACATAGAGTCTGTAATGTCTTTTATGTTTAACGAAAGCCTTATTACTCGTGGCAGGAACGCTCTGGCACACGGATTTCTGAAGACAGATGCAACTCATTTGTTCTTTATTGACGCTGATATTCAGTTTCACGCGCCAGATGTTCTGAAGATGATAGAAGCAGACAAGGATGTTATCTGCGGAATTTACCCAAAGAAAGAGATTAACTGGCAGAGCATCAAGAATGCCGTAAATGATGGGGTAGAGACAGACCATCTTAAATACTTTACTGGTTCATTCGTGGTCAACCTTAAAGGTTATGAAGGCGCAGCAACTGTTCCAGTGGATAAGCCTGTTGAGATATGGAACGGCGGCACTGGCTTCATGCTTATCAAGCGCGAAGTGTTTGAAAAGCTAAAGCCCATTGTTCCTGTGTACGTCAATGATGTTCTGGACTTGGCTGGCAATATTGGTGTTGAGGAAATCAGCCAGTTCTTCACAGAAAGCATAGAGCCGGAGACACGTAGGCTTTTATCTGAAGATTATCACTTCTGCAAAACATGGCGTGATAACGGAGGGGAGATATACGCAGCACCATGGGCGGGGCTGACTCATATCGGAACCTACGCATTTGATGGAAAACTTCTACCCGCACCTTGAGGAGATAAAAATGCACGGGCAAAAGATTGAATGCAAGATTCTTGATTTCTTGGCAGAGAAGATTGCGGCAGAACTTGGCGGTAAAGCTAATGATGCTGCTGTAGCCAAGTATTTTAAGATACAAGCACCAGTTATCAGCAAGATTCGTAATGGCAAGGCAAAGGTCAATTCAGACTTTATCCTATCCATTCACGAAAAGCTTGGCATCCCCGTAAAAGAAATCAGGGAAATACTTTAATCATGGAAATATTTTCGGCAATACTCTTTATAGGAGGAATGCTAGTAGGAATTGGTTCTGCCTTACTTTTAGGGGCAGTCATCACCTACTTCATTTTTTGCTAAAATATTTGTGGGGCGAAAGCTGTGCTGGTCTTGATTAACCTTGGTCAGTGGTCAATCAACACAGTGAGTAGCCCTACCTATTACCGCTACGCTTGGCAGTCTTAGCCGAACGTATAAAGGCTTCTTTGGTTGGATAGCCTTTCTGACCCGGTTTCTTAGGCGGCAAGCCTTTCTCTCGGCGCTTGTTGATGTTGTAGTACAGTCCTTTTACCGGCATTTCCATCTCCTCATAGAAGCTTTAGCGCGTTCAGAGTTCTTGGACTTGCGTACCACGCCAGCCATACGCGCACAGAATGACTTGCGCCGTGCAGACTCACCCTTAGTAGGATTACTAGAAGTCACTGGCGCACGTAGATTACTGCCTGTCTCACGGTTGTATTTGGCTCTACCCTTGGCAGTTAAGCCAGCACCTTGACTAGCTGGTAGTTTCTCGCCTCTGCCTATAGATAGGCTTACACCTTTCTTAGCCATTTAGCCTCCGTTAATAGATGCCATGATTGCCTTGTACAAGGCTAGGCGTTTGTCGTAACCAATCAAACCGCCGTTAATTTTCTTTGTCATGCCTTGCAAGTCTTCCTTGTCGGCAAACTCTGAAAGCTTATTTGTCTTCCAAAACCATCCGGCAGACCTAGCCGCTGGCAAAGGCTCAAGCAATAGGTCAGGATTAGCTACTAGATCAAGCCCTAAGGCTTCCCCGCAGCGTTTGTAATTATCCTTGCCTGTGAGTTGCTTGGCTCCCCTTCCCCGGTACATCCACCCCTGACCAGACTGAGGAGGCCCATTGCCCATTCTGGAGCTATAAACCATGTTGGCGATTAGCTCAGGCTTCCCGGCTATTGAGTGAGCTACCTTCGTTGGGATTAATGCGCCCTTTGCATCACGCTTAGGCTTCTTATTTGGCCCCATCTCAGCAAACCTATTAGGCCAGCAAGCAGCAAGTGTTGCCGCTTTATATTTTAGATTTTCTTCCAGCATAGTGTAGCCAGCAGATTCATGCGAAGTCTGAGCAAGGAAAGCAGCTACACGTTTTTCAGTATTAATTTCAAACTCTACGCAAGTTTCAATAATAGGCTGCAACCATTTGTCATGGTCTTTTATTTTGGCTGCAACTAGCAATGGACTGCTAGGTGTCATTTATCAATCTCCTTCATCTTCTTGTCCGTATCTTCCTGTGACTTGTTAGATGAGCCATACCAGAAACGGATTAGAGAGTTGACAGCCGTACCAATCAAAAAACCTAAGATGATGTTGATAAAATCGCGGTTCTTGTTTTCTATAGGAGCAAAAGATACGGCAAAGAAATAAATAAAAGATGTGATAGTAATAAACCAACCGTAAAAATAAACATGACGCCTCACTACTGGATCACTTGAACTCATAGCTGCCATTTGCATATCTGTAGCTCGCTGAGTTGATTTCTCATCAAGCTCTGCCATGAACTCAGCATGTCGGTTCGCTTCTTCTTGCAGTTTGGCATTGTATTCTGGAGTTGCTTCGCCTTCAGGTTTTAGCTCCATACCTAGCTTTTCCTGAACAGCGTCAACTCCTTTTTCAATTACTTGATCTGCAACTTTGTGCATTCCATTATTAATAAGGTTTGCAACAATGCCAGCTACAATAGGCAACATCTTATTCTCCCTGCATAATCATTAACATTTTTGCTCTAAGCTCTCGCATCTTGCGTATTTCTTCAACTGCAATGTTAGTGGCGTTGTGCATATCCATATAAGCCATACCAAGTAAAGGAATCGCAACAACAAAAGTTAATGCCATTATTGCTATGCAGAGAACAATAACAATTGGTACGTCTTGCTCGTCCTTATTAGAATTAGAACGCCCCACATCCATGCCATTACGAACAGAATTGCCCCAATCCATGTTGCCAGCGCCTTTAGCTGGTTTACCGCCCTTCTGCGTCGCCATATCACTACCTGCGTCTTTCGCATTTCATCGGCTAGAGCTTCATTTTGCTCAACAACAATTTGTTTCCACATTTTCTCCCACCGAGTATATACATCTGATAACTCTGCTGGAGTGTTATAAACCATTGTCTCTCTTACTTCTGCAAGCATGGCATCTAGTTGCGTTCTAATCTGTATCCTACGCAATGCGCGTCTAGCCAGTGACTCATCCCCTTTGTAAAGCTTCTTAGCGTTTGCTTCTTCCTCAATAAATGCTTTTGCAAGTTTGTCGTATTCATCAATGAATGCGCCAAGATGATCCCAGATGTTATTAAGCGCGTCTTGAGGATGGGTTTTAGCCACCTCCTGAACGCGCTTAACTTCTTCGTTGTACTGCCTAGTTTGCTCTGGACTAGGGCTTACTAACTTATGGTACTGATCTTTTAAATCCTTAATTACATCTGCTACTTCACCGCCTGTTGATTTGATTTCTTTATATAACTTGATCCCCTTTTTCGCCATATCGATAGCCGTGGTTGCGGCTTTGAAAGCGGCGGCAATGGTGATCGGGTCAATTTAGAAACCCTCCCCCGGTGTGATATATAGCTTCGCATTGTTATGCGGAGCAATAATCCGCACGTACACAGTTTTTGTCGAACTACATTGTGGGCCTGTAAATGACCTAGAACTGTAAGGAGGAATAGTAACTACTGCTGAACTACTTCCATCTGGAATAGTCGCAGTAATGTTTGCCGTTTCCCCGTAAGCAACAAACACAGCATTGTCTTTATCTGTGTTGCATACAAAATATTGATTGACGGGGCTAACAGCATTGATGGAAACAACATTCCCCTGAGTGTTTGCCGAGTTAGCTATCGCCACCACGGTATTACCCATAGGCTGAAACGGAATATTGTTAGCCATTACGCTACCTTTTTCTGGACTTTCACCATATCAGTCGGGCTGTTCTTGCGGTCACTAGAACCGCTAAAGCACCACATGGACTGAAAGCCACCCATAGGTACAGAGCCAGATTTATAGTAAGGATTGCCACCGCCGGTTACATCAGTCGGCAACTGAGGACGCATGGCAATACCGGCTTGCTGATTATTCGTTTGATACTTTTTCATCTTGAGTGCTCCTGTCTCTACGCAAAACCAAATAAGTAAAAATAGAAAAGATGCCTAGAGCTGCCAATCTTTCCCACTGTGGCCCCCACATAGCCCACGAAGTCATCCCGCAAACCATGCCTAACGCCAAAAACACCAACAACCTGCCAGCCAGTACGTTAAGTGCAATTCTGATAATTTGAGTAGCATCCATGAGTATCCCCTTTATAACAATGGTACTCAGATAATACTATTCATCTTCATCAGTTGCAAACCCACTACCCCATTCATCATCGGAAATCTTTAGTTTGATAGCCTCCAACTTTAGAGCGCGATCAATCACCTTAGACTTGTCCGTAATCGATGCCGTAGAGTCTTGCATGACCTCTTTTAGCATTTTGGAAATAGCTTCTTCGAGTTCAGGATTTATCCCCCTGTCCTTTTTCCTGCTCATCGCATACGCCCTCTAGCCTCTTTCTTTGCCTTACGAGCAACACTGTAAGCAATAGCCACGGCTTGCTTTTGAGGCTTGCCGCGTTTCATCTCTTTAGAGATGTTCTTGCTCATGGACTTCTGGCTATAACCTTTAACCATTGGCATATCTGTCTCCTATCGCTTCATCTTACGGTTGCCCATACGCTGTGGCATAGAAGGCTTCAGGGTGCGACCGAGTGCCTTCTGGGCATCCAGCGAACCGCGAACCTCATTCTCGCCACCACGGCGGGTGTCTTCTTCCATCTTGCGCATTTCTGCTTTTGAGTATTCTTTACCGTACATCATGTTCATCTCCCGTTATTCAGACTGCAAAGGTTTTGCTGCGGTTCCTACTGCTGTTGCTTGCGCTGCTCGTTGTGCTGCTGTCATTGGCCTATCAGTTAGCTGCCTTTGTACTGCCCTAGCACCCCTTGTCTTCAAACCTGCTGACGTTGCAACTTTACCCATTGTTGTTCCAAGAACATCTCTTAGCGATCCATCTGCACCAGAACGCTGCCACAATGGACGCAACTGTAATTCTTGCCCGATACGGCCTAGCTCGTCTAGCTCACCGCCAACACGGCGAACCGCTTGCTTTTGAGCGCCAAGCATATTGCCCAATGCCTCAAGACTAATATCTCCACCACGCACACCTTTCTGGCGAATCAAGTCTTCAAGAACTACGCTGTTACGATACAAAGGACGCAACCTGTTTAGCTGCTCTGCAATCTGCGGATAGTTCCTTGCAATTGATCCGTCAATAGCATCAACCAACTCATATAGTCTGTGAGCATCAGAACGATCCGAAGCAGACCTAGCGGCAGCCATCAAGTCATTCCTAATGGTTTGCAATGCATCACCAGATATAGCGAATGTTTTTGGTTGCGCTCCCTCACGGCCAGCAAGAGAACTAAAGTTTTTAACAATAGTGTCTGCCGTGTTTCTAACGGCTGCTAATTGCTGACTAGGAGGCAAGTTCGTTTCAAATGTCCTAATAGCATCTAATGCCTGAATTGCTTCAGTATCAACATTAAATATCTTTCCTTTATAAATCTTGTCAAACTCTCCACCAAGACTTTTCAGGCGACCACGAACAAACTCAGGAGTTATTTCAGCAACCTCCTGTCCAGTTGCTTTTGATGCAAGCTTGTTTGCTAATGACTGATTTTCTACTGCAAACCCAGTAGCGCCTTTTTCTGCCACTGGTTCTACACGCCTTACTTGAGACGGACTTAATTTAAATCCAAGACGTTCAGCAGTTTTAGCTGTTGCCTCTCTAGTTGCTGACGGAACTCCAACGGCAAGCTTTGCACCGCCTTTTAACAAACTTGGTATTGCAGTTCCAAAACCACCAATAATTTCACCGGCAGTTTTATATCCGCTAACTTCTTCTCTTGGGGGCTGAATGCCAACCTTTGCTAAACCACGCTCAACTTCTGCTCCAGTTGGGAAAATGGTTTCACGACCCATCATTTGATCGCGCTGACCTTTTTCCCTAAATCCTAAATATTCAGGGACAGTGTATGCGCCAAATTTCTCTAGCTCACCAAGACCACCAGCCAATCCAACAGCACCACCATAAGCTAAAGCACCAGCCTTTTCTCCAAAGGTAGGCTCTTTAGGCATTTGTGAAGGTTTGCTAGCAAAACTAGATTTTTCTTTTTCTAGCTGCAACAGTTCGAGTTCTTCATCTTCGGTCATCGTCCTGCCTCCCTAGCTTCTTTCTTTCTTTGTAACTCTTGCAGCCTTCTTTCTTTGTCCTCTGACCAGCTACTGCCGCTACCAGTAACAACATTGGTTGTTTGTTCGCCAATGGTTTGAGTTCCCGGTTTTCTAGCGGCCTTTATTACTTCAGTTGTCGTAAATGGAATTGCTTTTTCAATTCGTTTTACAAGGTCTTCTGCTGTTTTTGCCTGTCCCGGAGGCATTAGCCCAGAGTCAATTGCTGGACGAATGTTTTCTGTTGCAATACGTCTAATGTCAGCAAGCTTAATTGCAACCTTATAAGGATCGTCAACACCAGCATTGATATACAAACCACTTTGCATTTGATTAGCAAGCTGAGTCAAACCAGTAGCAGCGCCACTTGCTTCAATAGAAGCCAAGTTTCTACCAATACCAGTAAAGACGGTATTCATCATTTCAACTTCAGCAGAAGAAAGCTTTCTGCCAATGTTGTTTCTCATAAAATTAAGGAAACCATCTTTTGTCTGAAGGTTTGGCAGCATTCCTGTTGTAGTTCCAACCGGAAGCTCAGACAAAGATTCCAAAGCAGAAGCAACACCACCAAGAGAGTTAACAGCTCGTTGAGCCATCATCTGCTGTTGCGTAACTTTCTGTCCTTGATTCTCAAAACGCATTCTTGCAAGCTCTGCGGTTTGAGCCATTTGTGCTTGACGTAAACGCTCTTGTTGAGCAAGTTGTTTATCTCTAAACTGGCGTTCTTGCTCTTGTTTGTATTGCTCATTAGACATTCCAATAAGCTTGTCCACATCCTTGCTTGTTTGTAAAAGCGTATCCAGCATAGCAACGTCGCCATTCTTCTTACGCTTTAGGTCTAGCAAGTCAGCGCCAGATTTAGCTAAAGCAATCTCAATAGCCGTTTCACCCGCCTTGAAGTCCTGTTGCTTAAGCTGAATAGCCTCAGTAAGTTCCTGCTGTAGCGTCTGAACCTTTGTTTGCAGAGCCTTAAGATTCTTATCAAACGACTCTCGTTCACGCTTGTAAACATCTGCGCGGCCTTTCTGGTATCCATCAAGCATACCGTTCATAGCAGCCATAGCAGCGTAAGCATTCTGCTTTGCGCCACCACCTAACGCCATTCCAACAATGCTAGTCAGACTAAAGATTGTTGCTATATCTTGTGCAGATTCTTTTGTGGGAACAAATGCCGCATTTGCTAATTCATCACGCGCAGCAGCCAAACGCTCACGCTCAGGCATCTGACGAAGCTCTTGCGCTTGCTGGCCTTGAAGTTGTTGCTTTTGCTCTAAACCGGCAACCTTTTGTTCCTGTTCCCGCTGAGCAATTTGCATTTCAGTATCAGCAATACTTCCGCGCAAACGCTGCTGTTCGCCTCGCATTTCTTGCATAGCAGGGAACGCCTCACCAGCCGTAATCTGTTCTGGCTTTTGACGAGTAGCCTTACCCATGATGCCGGACGTAACCGGCAGTGCTGGCATCTCTGTGGCAAGTGCTGCCGATAGTTGTTCAGCCATGTTTACTGACCTCCAGCGCGTTCAACTCCAGAAGGAATACCAGCAGCAATCCTAGCCATATTAGTAAAATATGTATTAGAAAGATTAGCTGCATAACGGTCAGCCTCCAGCCCGGTACGGATAGCACCCATCATTATCTGATCGCCAATATTGCTGATCTTCTGGCCGTAGTCAAATTGATTTTGCAGCAAGTTTTGACGGAAGGCTTCTATCTGTGCCGCAGCCTGTGCAGCGCCAACCCCGCCCCTAGCTTCAGCGCCTTGTGCCAACCTAGCACGTAGGGCTTGCAGAGACTGCTGGCCTTGTGGGGTAAGCTCACCACGTTGCGCCTGAGCAATAAGCTCTTGACCGCGTTCTTGATACGGGCGACCAATAGCCTCTGTCTCTCGCCGTGCCTGTTGCCCTTGTGCCGCTGCTTCCCTAGCAGCAACCACACCTTGAATAGTGCCTAGTCCTGCCAATCCAAGACGGGCTAATGCTTCACGAGATAAGCCAGTAGACTTTGATAGCTGATCTATACCACCGCTAATTGTTCCTCTTTGGTCTGTTACCGGAGGCGGCGCAACTTCCCTTGTTGGCACAGTTAGGTCAGGGCGAATCATGTCAGGAGCAAGTGCTGGCATAGGTTCTGCCCTCATGCCGCCCATGCTGTAGCTTGGCATCTGAGGCAACTCAAAAGCTGGCGCTGGAGCTGCCGCTTGAGGCATACCAAAACTCATAGGCTCTTGCGCTGGCAAGTCAGCCAAGTAGTTATCTATGCTTTCTTGGAATCCGGTGTTTTGTCCTACCGGGAACGATTGGCTTCCGTAGTTCATATCTGGCTCAAAACCAGCATCTGCTACCTGTTGGGCACGTTGATCTGCCCCGGCATAATCAGCGCCAAACTCAAAACCGTAATCGCTAATCTTGAAGTATTCAGGCAAACCAGTAGCCGGATTAACTGTCTCAGCACCACCCATCTTTTTCAGAAGCGCAGCCTCTTTAGGATTGATATGGGCTAGGATACTGTCTCCACGCCGACCTTGAGATTGCAGGAATTGAGCAATAGCTGGCAAGTCAATATCAGCCATTACGTCAGTCTTTAGCAGTCGTGCAATTTGTTTTGCCATTTTAGCCACCTATTTCATCTCTAAGTCTTAACGATTCGACGTTCCAAATATTCCTGCGTCTTCCCAACTTTCCGCCAAACAGCGCGTCACCCGGATCACCTATCCGCAAAGCTTGTGTAAGTGTAGCCATGCTTTCAGTTTCAGTGTCAGTAGGTATGCGCTGACTTCTACGAGTACCGCCGCCAGAGATCAAATCAAGTATTACGGTATCTGGTTCTTTAGAAGTTAATGGGAAACTTTGGCTTGCGGTTTCTTCTTTCTCTGTTACCGGTTTTGTAGCCTCATCAACTTCCCTTTCAGCAACAACTTCAACAGGCGGCAAAGATGGTTCTTCACGATCAGCAGTAACTTCTACCGGAGGTAAAGATGGTTCTTCACGCCTATCTACTACATTAACTGTAGGCAACGATGGTTCTTGTGTAGGCTGCTTTAAAATTCCTGTTAAATCTATTAACTGTCTTTCTGTTGGAGAAAGTTTTGATGGAGTACCAGAAATCGCAGTAGAAATAGATGGTGTTAATGTTGGGGTAGATATTGCGCCACTAGGCATTGGAGTAGATGGAATTCTAGTTGCCGCCTCAATATCAGCAGCAGGAACATCAGCACCGGGAAATCTATCTGCTTGATCCTCAACTGGAATAGGAAGCATAACTCCAGCCTCATCTGATCCAGCAGGAAGTCTTATTGTTTCTCTGCCCGGAGTAGTTGCAAGCGTTCCACCTAACTCGGCAGTAGCTTCACCTAACTGAGTACCCACACCCTGACTCTTACCCTGAGAAAAAGCCTCTATAACTTGTTCTTGTGCAGCAGTTCTTTCTGTTTTATTTTTTCTTGAAACTGATTGAGCATAATCTTGAGCAGCAGCCATTCCAGCTTCTAAATCAGACATACCAAGTGCTTTATTTTTTGTGTATTCACCAATAGCTTTTTGTAATGCAGGATCGCCTAAATCATCAAATAATTCCGCTGCGGTTCCACCTAAAGCACCGGCCATTGCATTAAGAGCAATATCTTGTTCTGTAATTACTGCAAATACTCCTTGTGATGCAGCGTTTAATGCTCCACTTTGTAATACAGGATTTAAATTTTTAATAATTTGAAATTCTTTTAAAAAATCTGGAACTTGTGCAGCAGTTATAGAACCAGCAATAACTCTAGCAACCTCTTCAGGACTTGCTCCACTAGCTAATGCTTGCATAGATTGAGCAGCAAGTAACTGACCTGCTGTCAATCCAAAATTTGGCAGCATTGCACTAATAATTGGGCCAAGATCAGTAGCAATTCCCTTTACACCACTAACTAAACCTTCAAAAAAGTTTTCGTCAGATGTATATGCTGGCGCTCTAAATGTAGCAGTAGCAACACTTCCATCTGCATTTTTTAATGGTTGCAATACACCATTAGAGTTTTGGTAAAAAGTAGTAGTATGTTTTGCGTTATCAGCAGGAGTTCCGGGAACACGTTCAGTAACAGAGTAAATGCCAAGTTGGTTTGCTTTGTCATTAATTACTGAGTACAAAGCAGCCTTATCTAAAGCCGTTGTCCTACTGCCCATTGCGCCAACAGCAGGCTTCATAAATGGTGCTGTATCTATACCTAACGACTTTGCAGCACCAAGTAAATCTCCAGAATAACTTGTGCTTTTTTGACCGCCTAATTGATTTATTGTTTCTGTTTTAATTACTCCAAGTGCAGCAGCACCTTTAGCAACAGAGGCGTTGGTGGATAGCAAGTTGCCTAGCGATGGATCAATCTGACCTTTTGACTCAGCAGTTTTAAGCTTATCGCCAGTAACAATATTGGGATCACCCTTATCTATGTTATTAGATAAGATTGTGTCAATAATATTAGTATTAATTACACTACCGGGCGCAGCAGAAAACTTAGCAACTTCTGCTGCTTTTCCTGTGTAAGTTGGTGTTGTTGGCGTGACTGCTGGAGTAACGGCAGGAGTAACTTTTGGTTGTGGTGTAATCGTAGTATTAGTAAATCTTGGCGTAAGACCAAAAGCCATGCCAGTATTCATAATACCCGGCCCTGCCAAAGCACTTGTAACTGGCACACCTTTAGGCGTTGAAGGCGTACTTCTAGGTGGAAGTGCTTTAGTTGCCATGCTTTACTCCGTTACAGTTTCAATGCAGCCGCTATCTGTGTATGTATGTAGTAGTGGTTAGCTACCCAATCATAAAAAGCTTCTTCATTATTCCAATTAACATCTAACAAGTTAAAAGGATTATTTAAATCTAAATAACCAGCAAATGACTGATGCTCTACCTGATGTGCCAACAACCAATCGTCCAAGTTATCAGTATCAGCTTCCATTAACGGAAAGGCAGGAACAAAGTTTCCTTGATCCATTAATGTTTCACGGAATAACTTATGTTGCACTCCGTTTTCAAACAAAAATTCCTGTAATGAATCAACATCGCCAAACTTCACGATGGATAATTGATCCATATTCATTACTTGTCGGCCTTACTATCTAACTTGTCAAAAATCTGTTTAAGTATTTGCTTGATCTCGTTAATATCTTGACGATAATCATCTTTAGCAACGTACTCTTTAGGCAGTTCTGAAACCTTGTCTTCTAATCTCTGGACTTTGCGTGTCATACCATTCCAGATATAAACCGCTAAAAATCCAGCTACAGATACAACAATGTTAAATATTTGCTGATTGTCCATTTCAACACCGTAATTACAGCCCGTCGCCGGGAGTCACATAGCAAACCGCAGTTCCAGAAGATGTTTTGCCAGTAAAGTAAGAATTAGGTAAAAATGTTAGCACTTGTTGCGTAGTTGGCAAAATAGGTACGCTAGTTACCACATTACCAGCATTAGCAACCGCCTCTCCGCTAGTAGCGCCAGAACCTATAAATACAGCAACATTACCAGCATTAACAATTCGATACTGATTGCCGCCAACAGAATCTGCTTGTACAGGTGTAGGCGCAGTGGTATCAGCGGTAAATGTTACAGTATTACCAAATTTAGTAAATGCTTGAATTCCCATTTTTTCTCCTTACCAAGACCAAATAAATACTGCGCCATCACCGCCGCGACCGCCTAAACCTGCGAGAACATTACTATTTGCACCGCCACCGCCGCCACAACCAACCCCACCATTACCACCATCACCACCAGCCACGCCAGTCCCACCACCGCCGCCAGCCCCACCAACGCCGATCATAATTGGTTGAGTAAGAAAAAACCCGTTGCCACCTTTGCCGCCAGTTGTGCCAGCTCCACCTGAAATAGTTGGATAACCATAGTTCGGAGTAACACTGCCGCCATTTCCAGCAGTTGTACTTGAGCCGCCAGCCCCACCACTTAAAAATGTCGTTGTTGATGCTGTAATTGACGTAGCAGCAGCTGCACCCGCTTGGCCAGCAATTGATTTAAAAATCCCGGCAGCCCCAAAATAATTATTGGTTGAAGCTGTTCCAGCGGTATTACTTGCAGCGCCGTTTGCCGTTAGTAGCGTATAGCCCGTCCCGTCTTTTGCTTGATAAATAATGGTCGTGTTACCTCCAGCAGAGTTGGATTGGCCACCAGCACCAATTGAAACGCGCAGTACATCAGGAATAAAAATAGCTGGCCCTATCCATTGTGTAACTGCGCCTGATCCTCCACCTGTTTGCGCCGAACCGGGCCTACCACCAGCGCCCGCCCCAATCAGCAGCATCCTGACCATGCTTGCGCCTCTTGGTTTTACCCAATCGCGCACAGTGCCGCCGCCGTAGAACTGCTGGTAGTTCGCGCCTTGCGGTGTAGGAAATCCAAATACGTCTAGCATTGCGTCACCATGTGATTATTACTACGAGGCCGTCGCCGCCAACTGAAACACCTGATGCATTACCGCCGCAGCCATTACCACCTCTGCCATTTGATGATGACCCTGAACCACCAAGACCAACAATTATTGGTTGCAACATAAAAAACCCATTATTGTTTTGGGTGATTGAGTATCCGTAATTTCCAGTAACGCTTCCAGACCCTGAGCCACCTGACAAAAATGTCGTTGCTGACGCGCCTTGCGCACTACCGATTGCAACGCCATCTTGTCCGGCAATTGATTGAAAAAATCCCATTGCAGTAAACGCATTTGCTGTCATTGCGGAACCAGCAACACCGCTGGCATTGAACCCATTTTTCCCAAAATCAGCAGTCAATAACGTATACCCTGTAGTATTTTTTTGTTGATAAACAATAGATGATGCTGTGGCTTCAATATTCCCTGCATACCTGCCAGCTCTTCCAACATTAACACGCAACATATCGGGTATTAAAAATGCCGGGCACATGAAATTTGTTACTGCTCCGCTTCCTCCGGAAATTTGATTTCCAACATCTGCGCCCCATCCCCCGCCGCCAATCAGCGTAAACCAAACAAACGATGCGCCTTGTGGTTTGATCCAATCAGACGTAGTGCTACCTTCACTAAACATCTGAATATTCGCGCCCTGCGGTGTTGGGTAATTTATTGGATAGCTCATGTCACCAGCTCGCGATTAGAATCATGCCTTGACCGCCTCTTGCTCCATTCGACGACCCGCCACCACATCCGATACCTCCTGCACCATCCCCAATTCCACCCATACCAACAATAATTGGCTGAAGTTGAAAATACCCACTGGCGTGATTAGGTGTTGGCGTTAATGTGTATCCATATTGACCAGAAATGGAATTTCCCGTCGCCGAGCCGCCTGTCAAAAATGTCGTTGAGCCAGTCGATGAAACTCCGGCAATTGACTGAAAAAATCCAGAAGCGGCAAATTGGTTTGCCGTCATAGCAGACCCACCGCCTCCACCAGTTACACCGCCATTTGCATTTAATAAAATAACTCTTCCACCAGACCCGTAATAATAAACAAAAGTATCGTTTGCAAACCTTGCAGGAGACACTATTAAAGTGTCTGGAACATTAAGTGCTGACCCATACCAGACAGTTACTGATGCAGAACCACCTGACGATCCATTCCCGCCACCGCCGCCACCAATAAGAAGCATGTATACATTGCTCACTCCCCTTGGTTTTGACCAAGTAAGCTTTCCAGCGGTATTGGAGACATTTTGATCCCCGTAAAACGTCTGGATGTCGCAACCCTGCGGCTTGGCGATGTTGAACAGGTCAAGCATTACTCAGCCCAAGATGGTTTTGCAGCATTGTCGTTGACGCAGGTGTACTCAACGATCTCATCGCCCACTGGAGTACCGTCAGCGCGATACACACCAATGTAGTTACCGTCAGCGTCGAGATGCGCATAGCCCTGCGAGCCATCAGAAAACTCTAGCTCGAACCAGCTATCAGTCTCGCGCCACATTAGTAATCTCCTGCAATAGCAACCACTGAATAACCAGTACCAGCAGAACCAGTAGAAGTACCAAACGTCACATACAGCAGATAGCTTGCATTCAAAGCAAAGTTCAGCGGCAACTCAAACACTGAAGTTGCTGCTGTTTGCGACAGTGTTACTGCTGGCAATGTAATTTCGTCATACAGCCAAGTATTTGTAGCATTAGTCGTAGTACTGCTTGAAATAAAGATACGGCATACCGTAGCAGCAGGTGAACCTACAGGACGAAAACGAATCTTTTGTACATAGGAACCGTTCGCTCCAGCGGTAAATAGTTTGTAGATGTTTGCGCCAGTACCATCTAGCGCAGTATTTGCACTAGGGCCAACAATAAGGCCAGAGTTGTTGCTGGCAACAGATTGAACGTCACCGGCAATAGAATAAATTGGGGAAGTATTTGCTGGCATTTGTTACCTCTACGGAAGAATGCAGTTAATAGAAATAGCCCTAACAAGACCAATAGATGTTGTACTACCGCCACCAGTAGCAGACAATGTTCCACCAGTAAATGACAAACCAGTACCAACAGTTACATTAGCAAAACCACCTGATCCACTTCCATAAAGAATAGAAGTTCCTGATGTTGCTGGAGCATAGTCAGTGCCAGCAGATGCAGCACTAATTGATGTTCCATTTCCTTTAAGAACACCAGTTACAGATGTTGATAATGTAATTGCCGCATTAGTAGTTGAGTTTGCAACTGTTCCGGCAAATCCATTTGCAGTAACAATGGATACATTGCTTACAGTTCCGCTTCCACCACCACCAGTAGCAGAAAGAGTGCCACCAACAAAGGTAAGGTTTGTTCCGATAGTTACGTTAGCAAAACCACCAGAACCATCACCATACAATATAGATGTTCCGCTAGTTGCTGGCGCGTAATCAACTCCAGAAGAAGCAGCAGATAATGCAGTACCATTACCTTTTACCAATCCAGTAACGGTTGTTGAAAGTGTTATTGCGGCATTAGTCGTTGAATTAGCTACAGTGCCAGCTAATCCGTTAGCTGAAACCACGGACACATTACTAACTGTTCCACCTGTTCCAGTGGCAGATAATGTGCCTCCAGCAAAAGAAACTCCAGAACCAATAGTGACGCTACTAAATCCACCAGCGCCGTTACCATACAAAATGCTAGTACCAGATGTAGCTGGAGCGTAGTCTGTTCCTGCCGCAGCATTTGCCAAAGCTCCGCCAGAGTTAGCCTTCAAAATTGCTGTGCCACTAGGAGGCGCAAGATAGTCTGTTCCTGCCGTAGCTGTAGCAATAGAACCAGTTCCGTTACCTTTTAACAGCGAACCAGAAGGAATTGTGACAAGTCCAGTGCCACCTTGCGGAACAGTTAAAGTTGTAGAAAGACTTGTAATGTTGGCGTTAGTTAGCGTTAAGTTTCCAATACTTGTAATCGTGCCGCCAAGCGATACAGACGTATTTCCAATGGTTACTGAGCTATTTGCAAGATAATTGTTTGGAAATGCAGAAGCTACGCTCGACAAAGTTACGTTTGCAAACGTCATGTTATTCAGCGTAGTAACCGAGTTACCAAGCTGAACGGCAGTATTGCCAATAGTAATCGGGGTAGCGAAATTATTATCTAGGTCAGATAACGCAATCGTTACTGTTGCATTAGCAAAAGTATTTGGCACAGGCATTTAGAACCTCGTCCTTAATTCATGTTCAAACTGGAAGCCGTTAATAACAATCGGCGTTGAATTGCTATTAATGGTTATTCCTAAGTATTTGCCCCACATCTCAGCATCAGACTTGTATAGATAATAACCAGCGCCCGGAGATGTTCCGCTAACCCAACCAACAATATCGCCTAAATTATTAGTCCAATTGACTTCTTGTAACGCATTATTAAGCCAAGCAATTGTGTTGATAAACGTAATTTCTGGAGACTGCGCTGACTCAGAGTCAACATAAGCACTCATCTCAGTTGGAATAGAACCTAGAGTTGCCTCAATACCAATCTTCAGTGCTTGTTTATCTCTAATCGGATCGCCCATCGCATCCAATGCTGTTTCAAGAATAATATCTACTGGAGTGGTTGCGTCAGCATAAAGCTTTACAAGATTGGTTCCGTTAGTTCCAAACATTTCTAACTTACCAGCAGTAGAAATAGGAACAATCAGTTTTACTTCCGACTGATTAGAAAAGAACCACTTCTTCTCAAAGAAAACGGCCTGAACAAAACGATAAGTACCGTTATCGTTGTACCTAATATTAAAGGCTGCACAAAGAATATTGTTTAGCAGAACCTGACCGCCAGTAACTTTGGCGGTTGTAAAGTCAATATCAGGGAATATCCCATCCAGCGCATCTGAAATCTTAGATGTTGTCGATCCAACCAGCGCGTACACGCCGTACTCGTTCATAAACAGAACAGAACGGAAGTACGGGAATATTGCGTATTGCAAACGTGAACCAACAGACGCGCTAATGTTGGTATTTGTAAATAATGTGATGCCGCTAGTGTCTACTCGTACATCAGAGAAGACGTTAATGCTGTCTTCGCCAAAAATATACAAAAAGTTGTTGGCAGACAGAAGCTGAGTAATGTTGCTTCTTAGTGTTGCATCTGAGATAGTAAATGTGCCAGAAGACAGGCTTACAAAGTCTGAGTAAGAGCCAGCGGCAGAGTACGAAATAGAGCGACCCTGAGCCACCCAAGTGCGTCCTGAGAACGTCTGGATGCCAGTTATAGGGTTTGTGTTGATAATCGCCTTAGCGGACGCATTAGACCCGCCACCGCCGGTAATCGTCACCGAGATATTGGCTGAGTTGGTATAACCAGTACCCGGATTGGTCATGATTACCTGAGTTACCTGACCACCAGCCAAAATAGCAGTTGCAGCAGCGTTAGAACCGCCACCACCGCTAATAGTCACAACCGTATTCGACGAGTTTGTATAGCCTGTGCCGCCGTTAGTAACCAGAACGCTAACCGTTCCAGTTTTAAACGTAGTAATTCCAGCAACAACAGTGGCATTAGCGCCTCCACCGCCAGATATGGTCACGGTAGGTGCGCTTGTGTATCCGCTACCAGCCTCAGTGATGATAATGCTGCTGACTACGTTGGCCGTAATAACCGCTTCCGCTTCAGCCTGAGTACCACCAGTTTGATCTGGCGCAGAAATAACTACAGAAGGCGTAGTTGCGTAGCCAGTGCCAGCATTCGTTATACCTATAAACCCAACAGAACCGATAGATATAAGGTTAGTACCATCCCAACTGTAGACACCGTTATCGGGATCACCAATCAGTACGCGCTCATCACGATACTGAGTAATGTTGACCCTAGAATTAGAGAAAGTGCCAGCAATGGCAACATTTCCCTTTGTGTTTGTCTCAATATCAACGTATTCAGCACGACCATCTTCCTGAAACGCCAACAAGTAATCTTTGTTGTTAATGTTTGCAGACAGAATTGATGTTGCTACGTTGCCAAACGTAACTGCTGTGTTGGACTGACCCGGCAAAGTCTTGATGTTTGCATAGCCAATCGGCATTGCATTCTCAAGCCAAGAAAATTCTCCATCCTCAAGCGCAGTGCGGTTAGCCTTCGTGTTTACGCCACGAAATTGCTTGATGACCCTATACGACTTTTTCTGTTCAGCCGCAGCCATGATTAGTACGGAGTGCTGTAGGGGTTAGGAATACGCCGTGTCATGGTAGTTGCCAAGACACTACGAACTTCTTGTATGTATTGTTGTTTATAAATTTCAGATTCGCCATAGCTTTGCTCTTTAAACTTGGCTTTATGTGCAGCAAAGTATGCAACTGGCGTTGTATAAGGTTCAATAATGGTATCAACCTCAGCTCCAGCAACCAAATCATCAGGCAATACTACGGTATCCATCTCAATGGTATAGACCTGATCTGGCACTGGAGAGATAAATGCAGTTTGCTGACCATAAACACTAAAAGCTACCGGCCTACCAACGTAGTTTTGCCAGTAACGCAACTGTGCGTTGAACTGTGTCCACGGCAAATACTGTAGCGGAACCCGACTATTACCCCAATAAAGGTTGATATTTAGAATATCAATCGTATTTATGCTGTCAGGAAACGCTGCATATGATAGTTTTTCGCAGTTACCTGCGTATTGCAGAGTTGCCGTGCCGTTAGTAAACGTGGCAGCAGGGGGGTACACATCGTTTGATGCCGGGTAAGGCGGTGCTGTATCTCCCAAAATGCCAGCAACGGTCACTTTGTAGATAAAGATATTCGAGAAAATGTAATCATCCTGTGCAACCGTAGCACCAGCAGACCAAGCTACTGGATTAGCGCCACCCGCAACAGGAGACATTGGGGTTTGTGAAACTTGGATTTTGCGAAGGCAACCAGTATCTCTGACTGTTTGCTTACGGCCTTCATTAATGTAGTCCGTTAGCTCAGAGTCAGAATAGAAGTTTCCGTTAGCATCATGTAGCAGCCGACGGACTTCCGTAATGTAACCGGATAAAGTTGCCATTTAGTTGCCATATTTAAGCGGCTTTTTCGACTTTTCGCCCCGCCCCCCGTAAAGGGATAGGCGGGGGTACTTGGTCAATCGCCGGGGATAAGGAGCGATCCTGTGCTGGCTTAGACTCAGTAATGCTAAATTTTGCAAGAATTTCCAATCCAGCAGGAATGTCATTCTTTGTTTTAGCAAAACCAAGCCTAGCCAAAAACGGTTCTTTATCTTCAGAACCGTAACCGAATATGTGACGGGCGACTTCTACAGGAATCTCTACCGACTCGTTCACAGGGAAAGTGTACGGCTTAAATGCGTATTCGTCGATCAGAGGTTTATCACTCCGATTGGTCACATAAACAGTTGTCATAGAGCTACTACGTCACCGTAAATAACAATGTCGCAAGTTCCACCAGATACTGCGGCTGGCACGTTGACGTACAACGAACCAGACGAGTAAACGGTAGTAGCAGCGCCAGCAGCAAGAGTTAAGTCTTGATACGTAGAGGTGCTAGTTACGTTGCTTAGCGTCGTCAGTGACGCAACCGCATTTGATGTGTTACCGTCATTAGATGTAGTAACAGTCACATTTGCGGTTGCAATCGACTTATTTGCATTAGCTACCGTAATCCTGCGAACAATGTATGAACTTGCACCGACAATGGGAATTTGGGCTGCTGCATTGGCAACCGAACCGACATTAACGGTTACAGAACGACCAAGTGCAAAGTTACCAAAGCCATTGGGGTACAGCGATCCTACATGGTTAGCATTCATGCTGGCTCCTTATGCGTAAGTCTCGCTAACTGCCTGACCACTATTCACTTGGAACAGTGTAATGGTCGGAGTGCCAGAGAGAACATTTGCACGGACGTTAATGCCATCAGAGACAAAGTAGCCGCCAGTGTTATTGGCAACCACAACTGCCCACGAAGCATTACTGATGTTGCCAGTAGTGTTCGTATTCAGCTCAATGGTGACGTTTGCAGTCGGAGCAATGTAGTAATCGCCAGCAGGAACTGCGGCAGTTGCCGTTCCAGCAGCATACGCTTGGAAAAAAGCACCGGCAGCGTTAGTTGCTGCACCTGCGACTAGGATTTTGTTAGACATGACTATTTCTCCTTACAGTGTTAGCGAGTTATAGCCCGTCACCTTTGTCATCGACTTAGGCTTGGTGTTCACGAGTTCTGCAATAGTCAGAACTGCGCCAACGTAGCCAATCTGCCAGTTAGGCAGAGTCGATTCAAAGCCCGTGAACACAAACGAACCCTGCTCATGGATATAGAGCGACAGGTAGTTGCTGTTCAGGAAGTACACAGTACCTTCCGGGCAGTACGGATCAGGATAGATGGGCACACCGGCAACCATCAGAGCGCGGAAACCAGACTGAGGGCCATTTGTGTCGCCATCAAAACCGGAACCCGGAGTGATAACGTACTGCTCTTGACCAACGTAGTCTTGTGCCAGCAGCGTCCAAGTACCAAAGCCGCACACGCCGAACGACGGAACTTCTGCGCCATTCTTAACAGTGCCGGAGATGTACTGGAGGATGTTCTGACGGGTCGGGTTTACCGAACCAGCAGCGTAGGCTTTCGAACGCCACCAGCTATAGGTCGAACGGTCGATGTTGCCGTAAGTGCCGGAATCCGACACAGCGGCTGGCAGACCGATAAACTGCTGATTGTTCGTGGTGTTGTTGTACAGCGATGTAGCCATAGCATCCATCATCACGTTGGTCGCGTCGTTCATACGCGCCTCGATCAGAGGAATAACAGCCGCATCCTGCTGAACTGCACCTTCCATACCGAGGAACGGTACGGGAGCAATCATCAGCTTCAGGTTAAATTCAGCGTTGTAAGCGCCCTGCTGGACGGAAGGCTGAGCGAACGAGCCGCTGTAGTCCGACCACTGAGCATTTACAAACTGAGAACCCTGAACTGGAACGGTTACGGAAGACACACCACCAGAAGCAGACTGACTGTTAGCAATCAGTGCCGCCATGAGCGGGGTCGAATTGTAAAGTTGTACGACCAGCTTCGGGATAAACGCCCTACGAGTAACGTATGTAAGTTCCGTAAATTGCGTACTACCCGTTGCCGGAAGAATGCCGCCACCAATAGGCATAATCTATCTCCGATCTAAAAATATCCCCTGTTTCGATTACAACCCAATAGGTTTAGGGTTGCGTCGTAACTCATTCAAAGCTTTTGCCGCCTCATTCCGAGCGCCCTGTACTGGATTCTTCCAATACTGCGATAGATCAAACTTATTAATCGCAGAAGGATTATAGCCAGTTGGTGTAGGTGCTGCGGACTGTTGCATATACTTCCAGTAGTCAGCGGCAACTTCGTGGTTGGTAATACCTTTTTCCAGCATTACCTTCTCCACTTCTTCAATCTGCTCGTCGCTTTCGACAAGACCTCTTTCTTTCAGCTTGCTGCGACGCTTGTTCAATTCTTCCAAGGCTTCTTTCTGCTGAAGCTTTGCTTCGAGTTGAGCAACACGGTCATTAGCCTTCTGAACAGCATAATTGGTCGAATCTTCAATTTCCAGTTCAGGAATCGGCATATCCGGTTTTGCCTTCTTCGTCAGACGAAGGAAGTCTTTACGGGTATTTGGATTCTCGGCTAGTTGACGGGCCAAAAGAGCCAGTTCATCACGGGCTTCAGGAGTCAGGTCTTCGAGTGACATAGGTTAATCCCCTTTTAAACAATAAAAAAGCGCATCAGATAATGCGCTTACCACCGGGCTTTTCGACATTCATGCGGTTTTTAGTGCCAGCCGAAGCTGCATTCTTCAAACCACCCATTTGCGAAAAACGCGGAGTGTTGATGATCTGACCATTCTGCTGAGTGTTGTCAGTCGGGTTACGGGGTGCAGCAGCACCACGGGGCTTAAACAAATCCATAGTGGTATCTCCAAAAATTACGGCATCATGCCGGGAACTGCTGGCGCAGCAGCCATTGCCTTGCCTTCAGGTGTAGCACCCCCTGCTTGCGGCAGAGTCTGCAACATTTGTAAAATCTCTGATTTCTTCAATTCTTCCATACCATCTGTATTCTTGCCGGTAAGGTCAGAAAGCGTCTTGATAGTGGAAAGAATTTTTTTGCCTTCTTCTGAGTCAGCACCGATAGCTGGCAGGGCGCGCTTAATCAAATCCATTGCCAGCCCAAGATTAACCATTGCTCCCTCTTTTAAACCCATTTTTGGTTCTGGAGTGGACATGGGCGCTGCCATCGGGGATGCTGAGTCCTCGGTTTCAACTTCTTCTTCTTCGCCTTCTTCCATTTCAGGCATTTCAGAACCAGCCTTTTTACCGCGCTGTTCTTCCATGAGGCGCATAAGTTCTTCAGAGGATACAGCCATGATGACCTCGTATAAAATTTGGCAATAGAAATAAACAAATTAAAAAGCTTTGTCAAGGAATATTTAACGCTTCATCCGACCGTAAGACTGCCGTGACGCGCTGCGGTCTTGGTAAGTACCAAGTCGCTGCACCCGATACTGCAAATCAGGGCCACGACTTTCTTCCCGCAAGTTGCTATCTGTCAACCTTGGCTGGTCTGCTTTTGACGTAGTTTCTGCGCCTGTGGGGTTCATGCTACCTCCTGTAACGTAGGTGGAGAGCTAGGACGTTGTTGCTGCTGAGACTGTTGTGCTTGTTGCAACATAGCCATTTGCTGCTGTGCTGCCTCGTTTTTCTTCAATTTCTCTTTGAGCAATTGTTTCATTGGAGGCTCTAGCAGGTCAAGCAGAGATTCTTTGTCGATAGCTCCTGCCTGATGCAGACTGAAGGCAAGGTTACGCAAGTCTTCAGTAAAGATCGGGCTATTGCTATGGGCATCTACTTTGACAATGTAATCATCGGTAAATTGATCTGGGATGAACTCATTGCCATCATCGTCTTTAAGCTTGATAGGCTGATATTTCTGGATGCACTTTAGATAAAGCGTAGCAACTTTCTCAAGTGCGTCCTCAATGATTAGTGCGCGTTTCTTAGCTCTAGAGGAACCAAGTCGTGATAGAGACTCGGCGTGTGATTTACTTCTAACTCCAGACTCACCTCGTCCAGCCAGCACGGGAGTAATGCCACTGGCCTCTGCAAACATAGAGTCCACTTCTCTGATGACTTCAAAGAGATCGTTTGGAATGTTTGGCGCAAGACGTTCGACCTTTGCACTTGGCATATCGCTAACAAGCAAACCAGAAGCGCGATTAAGTGCAAAATTTTTCTCATCCATAATCCCCGTAAAGCCCATCAGTGCAGTGGGCGGGGATACTTGCTTAGATAGCAAATCAAGAATCTCGCCCATACGCTTGTTGCGTAGTTCTTGCAAGAAAACAAGCCGCTGAACTTCACTCTGTCCCCAATAATAATCGTACTGAGGATTAGGGCAGAACTGGATAAATGGCATTTCTCCGCGCAGGAATAGCTTCTCGCCCGGACGATCGTAGATAAAAATATCTGGGTCAGCAATAGTGACGCACTGGTAGTCGCCTATCTCATCGTTGTAAACCCATAGCTCGTGCATCTCTACGGTTTCCTCGGCAACCCGCGCTTTGTAGCGGTTCATGCCGGACAGGTCGAGATTGACGTTACCCATCATGCTCGGGTCAACCTGAGACATGACGATACGGTCTATGCCCTCTGGTACATCGCTTGACTGCTCGTGATACGAAGTGCTGACGCGTTTCAAAATGCTGTCACGTTTAGGGTGAGCGTACAGACGGGAGTACAGGTCAGACTTGGTAATGTAGTACGTGTGAACCAAAGCCTCTTGTCTGTCGGTGTACGGAATATCTTCACGCAAGACACCAATCGCGCCCGGATCGACCATGTAGGGATTCAGACTACCGCCGGGGCCAATGACAAGCTTGGTGTACGAGCTGTTATAGCAAAGCGACCACAAGAGTACGTTGCTGCAAACCTGATCGGTGTTGGAGCGAAGCCAATCATCATTCAGCAGGTTTTGCATTGGGCGAATTTTTTTCTGCTCACCAATGCTAACGGCTGCGCCAAGATTGATTGTGAATCGCGTAGTTTCTGCCGAGTATAGAAAGCTACTAAGCTGATCTATATGCGGATAAATTTTATTGAAGATTGCTGGCGGTTCTTCCGGCGCTGCGCCGAAAAGAAAGTAAGAACGTAGGGCCGCATAGTCAGCCTTACGTTCTTCTCTGGATACTAAGCACTTTTGTATGAGATCAACATAAAACTGTTCTCTCAGCATTGGCTCAGAAGGGATTCTCATGACTTATCCAGTGAAAGGTTATCATGGTCAGCCATATAACTCGCCGGACGGGGCGGTGTCAAGTTCCCAACTTGGTTAGGCATCACGCTAACTTGCTCTCCAGCAACCGAGCGGAACATATTGCCCTTCAAAATATTGTCCATAGTGAACTTACCACCTGCGCCACCCCAGATTGCAGCGTCGCCGGGTCGTGCTTCACGCGGAACTGGCGGCAAATCCTTCGGAACTGGCTTGTTATTGCGGGTGTAGAAGCCAGCTTGGCTGTCACCTTCACGGGTTGACTTGATATTTGTCATGTTGAAGTCGAGCGCAAGCTGTTTTAGCGTCTTGTCGTTGTGTTTTGTAGTGTCAGAAGTCAATCCAACAGGCTGCAAGAACACCATTTGGACGTTTTCCGTGCATCCTTCCGGGCAAACAGGCTCCCAACCCTCAAAAAAGCCGTGTAAATCGCATTTATAATCGTGCATAACCGCCATAATTACCTCCCCTTTAAATACTCATCTATACGTGGAATTGAGTAGTCATAACGGTTTTTTGCCCCTATTTTTAGCTTAAAACCGTCATTTCCTAGCTGTAAACCGTACCCTTTGACCATTCTTGGCTTAGGTTCCTTGCGCCACTCAAGCCATTTCTGTCCAAACCTAATCATTACGGCTACATCGCCATTTTTCCAGTGGTTATAGCCCTTGGAAACCCGTCTTTGGACGTTTTCCGTCAATGGTTCGGTCTGATACAGGAAAACATCGCGCAAATGGAAGAAATTTACCCCGCAAAGCTCGGCAAATAGCTTTATAGGTATGCCGCGCTTCTTATCTTTCATGAATCTGTAGATGATTTCCTTCAATTGTTGCTTTGGAATTACGTCATCAGGATTGATTTCCATATATTCCTATCCTTTTCAGGTAGTCAGACACGGTTCTACCCACCACAATCTGCTCTGGCGTACTGTCATCCTGCGCCCGGCTCACGTGTTTCGTAATTTTCTGTGCAATAAGGCGAGGCTGAAGTTGCTCAGCATAAGCAGCACTAGCCAAAGCAGCAGCCATAACGCGATCATCCTTGTTTCTCCCTGACGCAAGGATAGCTCCGCCATCCCGGACAATGGTTTTCATCTCGTCTATAAGCTCAGTCGAGTACACATTAAGCATACCGCGCTCAAAGTAATCTTTCATGTAGGAAAGCATACGCTCTTTACTTGCTGCGGTAGTCAGCCAGCCAATGCTATTGGACAGCCCACCCATCGTATCGTTACGCCGCCAGATGTAGTTGCTCATGGAACCAAGCACATTCATCAGTCCATGACCTGTTGCGCCACCCATAGCCACAGCCTGACGCTTGAGATTACGTAGCTCGTTGATAACTGCTTGGCCGGGGCCGTTGACTTCCAAGTTCAGGGTTGAGTTTTTGTATGCACCAGCAAGGTGGGCGATTACCCACGCAAACTGGTAAGTGTTCATTTCCGGCGTAGCAAATTCTGCAACCTGCTCCATACCGTCAGCGTAACAACGGAAGACTTGTATGCAAAAGCGATCAGCCCAATCTGAACTGCCATAAGCGGGATCAGCACCAATAACGTAAAAAGCCGTATCAATTGGTTCCTCCCATATCTTTAAGGTAGCCAGCCGTTCTGTGGACTTCAGCACTTCTGTATCTTGGAAGTTAGCGCCCATGCTGTAGCGGTAGAAGTCGCACTTAATCTGTTTGGCGACCTTCATGGCATCTGTGCAACGAGCGTTAGAGAAGAAGCTTGTGCCTGTCATGATGAAGGCATAGTCTTCTGTTGGCGGGAACTCCTGATACATCAGAGCATCGTCCTTGATACCCTCATACAGTTTCCAGCGCCACCATGCCATCTGACGCGAATTAATCTCCACGTTGTAGAGTTTCTTAATGTCGCGTGTCCATTCCTTTTCTTCTGGCGTTAGCTTCCCATCCCAATACACTTTGTACAACTGCGAGTCGCCGGGAACGGTGTACAACTGATTACGCCACCAACCGCAAAAGATAGCGTGTTGCGACCTAGCTCGCTTTGCAGTGACGTACATGTCGTGGAACATATTGAAGCCACGAGCGGTGGACTCAAAGATATACAGTCGCTTCTCGTTAGTCTCAGCAAGGGAAGCCAGCAGCGAGGCTAATCCTTCTTCATCACCCCACGACGAAGTTTCTGTTCCGTGAAGGAACGTGATGCCCTTGCCACGACCAAGACTTCCTTTCGCTCTAAGCCCTGCGACCTGATAAAAGATTCGACTTCTGTTCTTGAGTGCAAGCGAGTTTCTATTGTGGGAAAGAATGGGTATTTTGTATTCTTTCGGTAAACCGTCCATGTAGGCTGTGAGTGTTCCTTTGAACATGTCCCGGTTTTCTTCAGTATCTGTGACCAGTGTTCCATTAAGTCCATTGTTTATGTAGTGCCAGTAAAGGTCTAGGGCTAAGGAGATAGTTGTAATGCCTAACTGTCGGCCTTTCAGAATTACAAAGAAGTGGATGTTGTTTTCCAGCGCACCTGCTATTTCTTCCATCACGTAGGTTTGCGTACCCAGAAGATTGTCCATCTTCCGCAATCCCTGTTCCTTAGTCTCAATCTTCAGATTGGCGCAGAACTTGTAAAACTGAGCAAGGTTGAATTTCATATCAGCGGATTATTTGGTAGTTATAGTAGTTTTTAAATAAGTCATGAGCCATGTCTTCCAAAGGTATAGCTTTTGTCTGCTCAGGCGACAGATGCCATATCATCTTGTTACCACCTAGATACGTCCTATACCGGCTATGGTGTCCAAATATCTTTGTCACCATTTCTTCGCTGTGTACGTCAGCGCACAAGTGCTCAAATGAAAACAGCTTGGCTTCTTCATCTGGCGCAAACTTCATCCCAACCTTTTCCAGCGACCTTCTCATAAAGGCTGTCAGTTGTATATCCTCGTTGTTTAGCATTGGGTCTGGTTGATCCATAGGCATAATGCCGTGGTCTGTAAGCGCATTCATAAAACGTTTGCTTCTAAGGCTAAACCCGCCGTTCTGCACAACAATCGTGTTCTCCAGCCCTATCCACTGATAGTTAGTAATTAGCATGTTCTCTATCAGGGCGGCATGGGTTAGTCCACCTATATAGTCATACTCCAGCCACTTGTCTTTCCAGTTATCCTTGTTTAACGCCCATCCATCATGCTGGACTATCAAGGCGTAATCCGTGTCTATAAACTTTCCTAGCGAGTACATACAGAACTTGCTGTAGCCAGCATAGTCAAAAGGCGCGGCTACCAGCCGTTGTGGAATATCTGTAGGTAAATGCTTGTCTGTAATTAGTAGCTTCTTAGAACCCGGCAAACACTCTGCGGTTTTGTTTATTGACGGTACGGCTTTCAAACCCTCGCCATTGCCGTAGATGGCAACAACGGTAATATTGTCGTATTTCACTTTATCCCCCAGAAGTAAAGATCGTGCGCTTGATCGTTGGTAGAGAACTCATACTCTTTAAACACGCTTAGATCGATATTGGCGCGTATATCTTCTTCAGTTAGGTTCTGGTAGTAGTCTCCGCAGAAAGGCGCGTCATAGGGGCTTGTACGCGGTGTTCCATGCTCTGCCCTGCCAGTAGTGGCACAGGTAAAGAAAACTAGGCTTGCAGAGATACGGATCATGTTCTGCAAGGTTTTTACCCACTCAGGGTTATGCTCAAAACATTCACAGCTTGCAACAACGTCAAAGCTATTGTCTTTAAATGCTAGGTCTTCCCCGCGTGCAACAATATCAACATCCTTACCCGGCCCTATATCAATCCCGATATAAACGCATTGCTGGAAGAATGGCCGTATAGAGCCATTGATATTTAAGCTACCAACTTCTAAAACGGTAGAACGGACAAACAGGCTAGGGAACTTTGATCTGACTTTCTCTACAAACTCTAGTTGGGCAGGGTGACTCACTTCTGTCTTCTCTCTTTATCAAAGTTACCAAGGTTCCAGTTGGCAATCCTGTATCTTGCTTCTCTGTCTTTAGCTACGCGTAAAAGCTCTCTCACAAGGTCGGGGCTGTAAGTCGCCTTCCAAGTCGCAACCAGCTCTTTCTTCTCTGCCGGGGTTATTGCCCGTAAAGCCCTACCCATCTCATCTTTTAAGATACGTCTGGAGAGTCTTAACTCATCTTGATAACGTGCCTCTGATGTCGTAGGCTTCTCCATCTATTACCTTCCTCAAATGGGATAACTCTGCCAAACACTCAGCCAGCAGGTTAGCCGACCTAGCCTGTTGCCTACGCAACTCCATAAGCAGTTCAGCATGGTTCATACGGCGAACACTGTGCCAGTAATCCTCGGCCTCCATGTCCACATAGTCTTCATGCAATTCGATAACATTAGTCATTCCATCCTCCAGACCCTGACTCCACCACCCTCTTTCCTAGCCACATACTTCCTCCCCAACCGCTTACCAGCCCTCCAGTTGGCATTCAACACAACCTGCATCCCAACACCCTCTATGTAAAAACTGTCACCTACAGACATGTCCTCAAAAGGATACTTTCTCATCACCCTAACATCCGGCATCTTAATACCACTCTCAATACTAATAGACATATATCCCTCTCTATACATCACATCTCTACTGATAATCACTATATCCCAAAAAAAAGCCCCCTGTAAAGGGGGCAAACGCCGATGGCTTTTCGACGCACTTCACGCAAAGAAGAGACTACAGCATACACCAAAAACATGATTTTTCTTTGGGGCGGGAGCTGAATGGGGCACGCTCACGTCGGGGTCAAGTCCCC